AGCAACATATTATTCAAAAGTTGTTCCTTCAATCCTTTCCCCTGCTATCGCCACTGTATGTGGTGTGCCGCAGAAGTGGGGAAAACCAAAATTTGGTAAGGGAGATCCTTGGCATGAATCACTCAAATATTCAAGCAACCCATCATGTGGTATCGAACCCACTTTGATTGATCGGGCTGTTGTGGATTACGTGAAACCTCTGTTGAAGTTGATTGAAGATAGACCAGCACTTCGAGCAGAAATCAAGAAATTGACTAAAATGCAAGTTGTATGTGGAATTGATGGAAAGAAATTCATTGATAAAATGCCACCAAACACTGCAGTTGGTCACCCTGAAACTGGTCCCAAATCCAAATGGCTTACTTATTTGGATCCTGCTGATTATGAAGGATTCAATTGCCCTGCGGAATTGGATGAAAAGTTTTGGGATGAATATGCTCGGGCTGAACTTTGTTGGTCAAAGAATGAACGCTATCACCCTGTGTTCAAATCATGCCTCAAAGATGAACCCACACCGCTTGACAAGGACAAGGTCCGAGTTTTTCAAGCGGCTCCAATTGTCTTGCAGATTGGAGTACGAAAGTACTTCCTACCTATTGCGCGAGTCATTTCTCTTTACCCGTCCCTAACAGAATGTGCCGTTGGCCTCAACTGTATGGGACCCGATTGGGAGGAGTTTCAAGCGCATATCAAGCAATTCGGAGCAGATCGTATTCTTGCTGGCGATTATAGCAAGTACGATCTCCGGATGCCCGCACAAATTACTATGGCAGCATTTAAAGTGTTTATCACTATTGCCAAAGCTTGCGGATATTCCGAAGAAGATCTGACTATTATGAGGGGTATTGCAACTGACATTTGCTATCCGACTGTCGCCTTCAATGGTGATTTGTTGCAATTTGTTGGTACAAATCCTTCAGGTCAGAACTTGACTGTCTACATCAACAGTCTCGGAAATTCAATTTTGTTCCGTTGTGCCTTTTTTGGTATGGGCAAAATAGAGGATTTTCGTACTGTGTGTGCTCTTGGAACTTATGGAGATGATGCAAAAAGTTCCGTCAAAGAAGGACACGATGATTTCAATCATATCACAGTTGCTAAATTCTTTGAAGCACATGATATGAAATTCACGATGCCAGACAAATCTTCCACGCCTACACCCTATATGCGTGATGAGGATGCTGACTTCCTGAAAAGGCGAAACACCTACATTCCAGAGTTGGGCCAACATGTTGGCGCTTTGGATGAGGAATCGATTTTCAAAAGTCTTCACTCAAATGTCAAGTCTAAGGCTTTGACCAAACAGGAACTTGCCGTGCAATGCATCGATGGTGCAATGCGTGAATGGTTTTTCCATGGTCGAGATGTCTATACAAAAAGACAGACAGAAATGAGGAAAGTCGCAGAAATGTCGGGAGTTCACCACATGTCAACTATGATCTATGAACCATTTGATGATCAAGTTTACAGATGGCGACATCGATATCTGCAAGAACCACTACCTGATTTACTCAATGCTGAGACAAATTCCGATCATGGAGAATTGCCCTATGATTTGGATTACTTTCCTCTCGAAGAGCACAGTTGTGGAAGTGAGATGTTGCCCATTGCAGAAGATATGTATGCTCCCTGCAATTATCGGTATGATTCTCATTTGGATTGGGAATATCCATTAGCTTTCAATCTAATTGGATTCCCTTTTGTCCTTTACTTCAACTATCTCATTGTTTGTCGGCGTTTGCGATTCAGCTTCACAAGTTGGGGTTGGTCGCACCAAATAATGTTTTGTATGGTGCTTTGTCTCTTTGGAGTTAAAAGTTTCATGTGGACATTCATTTGGCCTACAGTGAACATGTGGTTTCTAGTCGTTGC